TCGCCAAACGCTAGAGACAATCCGCAAATACCTAGTAACCGCAAGGGTTTCCCGTCCCGAAGAAGACGAGTTCTTCAAGGCACTCAACGAACTAGACCGCCTGCTTATCGCATCCTCGCGCCCGCGGGAGACAGTAAACTCTTGACATGGAAGAAGGGCTAACCCACCCGATAGTCACCGTCACGTGGATGGACGCGCATGCCGCGACAGAAACATGGACACCATTGAGCGACATCGACCAAGACCCGTGCATGGTGTTGAGTTGCGGGTTCCTGTTAGCAGTAGAACAAGGTGGCAAGCCCGACCATGTAACCATCTACCAATCTAAAACAGATAGCGATGACGTGGATGGTGTGTTATGCATTCCTGTGGCGATGGTGAAGACGCTAAAAGTTTTTCCAAATAATACTTGACAAACAGTATTACTTGTCTGTAAGGTGAGACGCATCAACTTACAACGAAGGGAAGCGCATGGAAATCAAACGATTCCGCATAACCAAACCCACACACGGAGAACAAGACTGGCTTGACATCCGCTTCTGGGATGAACAGAAACGTAAACGAGTATCAGCATCAGCAGTAGCCGCCATCTACGGGCTACACCCGTTTGTTCCGATGGACAAGTACGCTGCAGAACTGTTAGGTGACATACCCCCTGCACCTATCCCGCCAACATGGGCAATGACCCGTGGCAACGACCTTGAACCACTCTGTATCAAGTGGGCAATAGACCGAACAGGCATTGAGTTCTTCACACCCGAAGAAATGTTTGCTTGTGAAACCGACAACGGTGCGCGAATGATTGCCACCCTTGACGGCTTCTATGAGAACGGTGATGACCGCAAGATACTTGAAATCAAAACCATGAACCGTGAATGGTCAGGCGAACTGCCCGACTACTGGCGTATCCAAGGTATCCAGCAAGCCATCTGTGCTGACGTAAGTCAGGTGACATGGGGTGTGTTTGATTCAAGCATGAGTTTCTATATACACGAACAAATGATTAGCGAAGGAGAAAAGAATGAGCACATTGAAGCAGTCGGAAAGTGGCTGGCATCCTGCGATTTGGGCATCACACCTGAAGGTGTCAAGTGGTCGTACGAAACCATCACGACCCGCTACCAACGTCCAACGGACACCACGGTTGAACTGCCACCTGACACTCTTGACTTGGTCGCCCGACTCAAGCAAGTAAAGAAACAAGTGAAAGAACTGAGCGTCATTGAGGACCAGTTGAAAGCAGAACTTTGCGATTTGATTGGGCAGAATGAATACGCTACGGTGAACGGCACGATGGTTGCCACATGGAAAGGCAAGACGTGGCAGTCACTTGACATCAAATCATTGAAGGCTTTAGAGCCAGCAATTGCAGACAAATACAGTAAGCAAGTAACCAACAGAACACTATTACTCAAGGGAGAGAAGGCATGAAACTAGAAGAAGTACTCGGCAAGTATGGCGTACCAGACCCAAAGATTGTTGGCAAACTACCCCGCGGTGGAACCTCGCTCGATTTTGTTGGGCATGCGGACGTTACCAAGATGCTCCTAGAAATTTCTACGGAGTGGACATGGGAACCAGTTGCCTTTGATAATGACGGGCTACCTGCGTACCGTGTAGAGAATGGCATGGCGCACATGGCTGGATGGATGACCATTCACGGTGTACGCCGTCTCGGTATCGGCTCAGTCCAAGCATCAAAGCCTGACTTACTCAAGGAACTTGTGTCCGACTTCATTCGTAATGCGGCTATGCGCTTCGGTGTATGCCTCGCACTATGGACGAAACAGGAGTGGGAGTCAGACGATGCACCAGCAAAAGCACAGGTCGGTAGTAAGGCAGTAGTGCCAAAGGTTGCAAAGGTGGAGACACCAGCAGAACCCGAAGCAGACAAGGCTCTTACCCAGTCACAGGTAAAACAGTTCGTGGATGCTTGCGACAAGATTGGTTTAGACCCAGCCATTGTTGCATCGAAAGCCCAACTCAACTGGGATGGGGTAATCATGCAGTCACAGTTGCCATTGCTTCGTGATGCGTTCACCATTCTTAAGACAGGATTGTGATGGCTGCGAAACGAACCGTAGACCCAACAGGGAAAGACCGTTCGGTCAAGATGATTGCGTTGCGTATCACCGCACAGCAACATGAAGTACTCACACAGTTGTGCCAACAGCGTGGCGTAGGACGTAGCGCTTTACTCCGACAACTGCTACAACAGGAGGTGAGGAATGTCCAAGGAACGAGCCAAGGGAACTAGTTTTGAGACGTTCGTAGTGAACTACCTCAAAGACTTTTACCCTCACGTCGAACGACGCACACTACAAGGCACGTTAGACAAAGGCGACATCACTGGAACAGACCCGCGTCTCGTATGGGAATGCAAGAACCATAAGACATTGAACTTCTCTGGCTGGTTACATGAGGCTGAGAACGAACGTGTCAATGCGAACGCAGAGATAGGCATAGTCGTGGCGAAGCGCCGTAACTATGGCAACCCTGCTGACCAGTATGCGCTTGTGCGTTTAGAAGACTTAGTGAAACTGTTGAAGCAAGCAGGCTACTAGTGGCTGAACGTACTGAAGGTTACGCACCATCACACGACATCAAACAGTTTGACTTCACAAAAGATTTAGAGTTCGGACATCAAGGCGAAGAGATTGTTTTGCAGTTTCTTTCGGACTTAAGTCAGGGTTCTTTTGAGGTGAAGTATGACAGATACCGTAATGGTCGAATCTTCGTAGAGTACGAACAGAACCCACGTAATACAGGGTGGAAGCCAAGCGGAATACAGGTAACACAAGCGAAATGGTGGGTCTATTTGTTCTCGCCCAACGCATTCGTTATAATTGAGGTACGCAGATTGAAACGCTACCTCAAACATAACGTCACTCAACTCAGACAGTTGGTAGCGGCGGAACACTCAGACAACCCAGCGAAAGGCTTTCTTATATACCCAGAGCAGGTCAAGGAGTTGATGTCAGTATCCACCTACGATTAGGAGAACTAATGATAAAGATTTTTACAGCATTACTTATAGGTTTAGGGGTAGCAGGGGGAACGGTAGCGATGGCAGAAGCACCAGCGGAGAAGACAGGGACGCCATCCTCAACCGCAAACATTCGTTTAGTAAGGGAAGAACCATTGCCGATACCAGCAGATGCCAAAGTACCCCAGTGGTGGTCGCTTGCACGTGAGGTTGGTTGGACAGAGGACGCATTGCCTACCCTTGACTACGTTATTTTTAGAGAGAGCCGTGGGCTCAACCGTTCCTTCAACCGTCAAGACCCCAATGGTGGAAGCCGTTGCTTGCTTCAACTGAATGGGTCATGGACTGGATGGCTGACCGACAAGGGCATCATCACTAAACCAGCAGACCTATTCAAGCCTGTCACCTGTCTTACGGCAGGGCTAGCCATCTACCAGTACGGTGTAGACCGTTACGGTTTTGGCTGGGGACCATGGGCTATCAAGCCATAAACTAGACGACCATGAAGGGGCGACACACAACAAGTTGGGTATGCGACAGGTGCAGTACACGCCTCATTACCCATGTAAAAGTTTCCGAACCACCAACCCATGTTTGTCTTGGGCGTGATAGGAATAGCACAACAAACAACATCCATCCCATGAAAGAGGAAGACAAATGAATACCATCACCATTGTCGGCAACGCTGGCAAACCAATTGAGTTGAAGTACGGTCAGTCAGGGCTAGCACAAGGCACGTTCTCTGTTGCTACCACATCAGGCAAAGACGAAAAGAAAGTTACCGTGTGGCACAACGTCACTGTCTTCGGACAGATGGCTGAGCACGCTGCATCATCTATCGAAAAGGGCAGTCGCGTGGTTGTCGTAGGTAAACTAGACATCTCGTCATATGAAAACAAAGACGGTGTCAAGGTGTGGACTACCAAGATTTTGGCTGACGAAATCGGATTGACCATGCGTTTCAACAACGTGTTCGCAGACAAGAGCGAACAGGTACTGAAGCAGGTGACACAGAAGTTTGGAGCGCCATCGTTC